ATAGATGATTTAGAAGAGTTTACAAGGTCGGCCAGAAAACTTGTATTCAATGGTTTCGATAAAAGCATAGGAGATGATCCTGACGAGTTTACAAAACTTATTACAGAAATTAGTCAAGATGATTTGGAGGAGATGGATCAAATTTTAACTCAGCAAGAATCTCTGGTTATAGTTAAGAGTCTGGCTAAAGAACAAAAACATAAAATCACAAATGAGTCAAGATATTTAATTGATGAAAAAATATTTTCACAAATTATAGAAGAAATGAATGGACGACTAGTTAGTAATATGCTATCATCATTAGCAAGTAAGGGTATGATAGAGTCCGCTTACGATGAACAAATCAATGATTTTGTTTTCTGGATAAAAGACGATGAAACACCTGAAACCGATTGAGGTTGATGCTTCTTTTCTATATAGATGTCCATCTGAAAATTGTGGTGCTAATCATTGGTTGTTTTTACGAGAAGTCAAGACCAAAAATTTCAAGATTGTTTGCGATTGTGGAACAGTGTTTAGGCCAAAAACAATCGACAACATAAAAATCAAATATAGTGATAAATCTAAAGTAAAGCAAAAGCCTAACGCAAACAAGGATGCAATAGAACACAATAAATCTGAATTAAGAATTCCGGTTGACTTGTTAAACAAATGTGTTAAAATACTGGTTCAGTATGGCTTTGAAAACCAAGAGGCTAAAGACATACTAACTAAAACGTATCTAATTAATCAAACCGATAATGCCGTACAACTTATTGAGTTATCATTAAAATCATTGGAGATAAAAAATGTCTAAAGGTATAAGGCCAACTAAATTTAGCGAAATTCTTGGGCAAGATGATGTGATTAATAGGCTAAAGGTCAGCGTGACGGGCTGTTTAAAAACATCAACCGTGATGCCACACACTTTAATAGATGGGCCACCGGGCCTTGGTAAAACTACCATAGCGAGTGCTATCGCCAACGAATTGAACGTAAATCTGTACACAACCAACGCGGCAAATCTCAGAAGTGTTAAAAATATTATTCCGTATCTTATGGGAATTGCACCACGATCAGTCCTATTTATTGATGAAATTCACAGGCTACCAAAACTTGTTGAAGAATTTTTGTATCCTGTTATGGAAGATTTTGTATTAACAATCACTCTAGAGAAAAAACCAGAAACTATTGATCTTCCAGCTTTTACTTTGGTAGGAGCAACAACTAGTGGTGGTAGTTTAAGTCAACCATTTTATGATAGATTCAGCATCAAAGAACATCTTAGTTTTTATAACGATACTGATTTAGCTAAACTAGCAAGATCGAACTGTGATAAACTCTCTATTTCTATTGATGAGACTGATCTTGTTGAGATCGCTAAAAGAAGTAAAGGAACTCCTAGAATTCTAAACTCTAGATTACAATGGTATAAAAATTACAAGACCTGTCATCCAAATTCTACAGAATCTATAGATGAGATTTTTAGTATTCAAGGTATTGATAAAGACGGATTGGATGCTTATGATAGAATGTATTTGAATCTACTACTAAGCAATAAAGGTAATCCATTAGGCTTAAAAGCAATATCTTCTCTTACTGGTATTGCTGTAGAAACTATTGAAAATAGCATAGAGCCATATTTGGTTAGAAAAAAGTTTATATCACGAACCCAAAAGGGCAGAGTGATAGGAAACTATACTAACTAATAATAGTATCTAAATTAGATAATCAATTTAAATCAAGATAGGTGGGCTTGTCCCACCTATTTTGCTATAATAGTGTATAATATAACCAGAAAAGGATGTTTTATGTTTAACAGAAGAGGCTTTATCGACACGGGCGTTTTAGGATATCTAGGACTAAATCTTGGAGACTACCTAAAATTAAGAGCAGAAGAACCTTCTGTGAAGGAAGCAAAAGCACAGTCAGTGATTTATATTTATCTACCGGGTGGATATGCTCATCAAGAAACATTTGACCCAAAACCCAATAGTCCGGTTGATTATAGGGGTCCTTTAAATAGTATATCAACTAGTATTCCTGGAATATTTTTTAGTCAATACTTAACAGAAACTGCAAAAATAGCGAACAAAATTAGCATTATCAGATCCATGACTCATAGCGAAACAGCACATGAGCGTGGAACTAATAATATGTTTACTGGATATCGTCCTAGTCCAGCCATTCAGTATCCGAGTTTAGGATCAGTAGTCAGTCAACAATTAGGAGTCAGGAATAATTTACCTCCATATATAACAGTACCAAATGTACCTAATGAATTTGCTGGTGCTGGATATCTTAGTCATAGTTATTCATCATTTAGTCTTGGTGGAAATCCAGAAGATCCAAACTTTAAAGTTAGAGATTTAACATTACCAGATGGAATATCTGTAAATAGATTTGATAAAAGAAAAGCGATGCTAGAAATAGTCAACAAAGAGTTCAATGTTAGGCAAAAGTCAGACTCTTTGGATTCTATGAATTCTTTTTATCAAAATGCTTATGATATTATGAATTCGTCTCAGGCTATACAAGCATTCGATATTAACAAAGAAGACGATAAGACCAAAGAAATTTATGGTAAAACTGCTGCTGGAATGAGATTACTACTAAGCAGAAGATTGGTGGAGGCGGGGGTAAGATTCGTGAATGTAACTTATGGCGGATGGGATCATCACGATAATATAGCGCTAAATATAGGTAGTCAGTTGCCATCTTTTGACAAAGCTTTTTCTGCATTAATAAATGACCTAGATGAAAAAGGTCTATTAGATTCAACACTGGTTTGTGTTGCCACAGAATTTGGTCGTACTCCAAAAATAAATCCAACCGCTGGACGCGATCATTGGCCGCGTGTTTTTTCTATAGTCATGGCAGGGGGCGGAATTAAAAAAGGGCTGGTATACGGCTCCAGCAACGACACAGCAAGCGAACCACAGGACGATCCGGTGAGTGTAGAGGACTGGGGAGCCACACTATATAATTTACTAGGCATTGATCATAATAAACATCTAATAGCTCCAGGTAATAGGCCAGTTAAAATTATTGATAACGGTAAAATTTTATCAGATCTAATATGATAAACTATAAAAAAATTCTAATTATTGGCGGTACACAAATGTTAGGTAGGGATTTTGTAGAATATTTATTATTACAAAATTCTAAATCTGATATATATCTTGCAAATAGAGGGATTACAAATCCAGATTTATTTAAGGATAAAATTAAACATATCTATATAGATAGATATAATGGAGAATGCGAGAATCTACACGACTCATCATTCGATTTAGTAGTAGATTTTTCTTGCTATAATCTTGGCGATTTTAAAAAAATACATCCCAATATAAATTGTAAAAAATATATTTTGATATCAACAACATGTGCTGATGGGACTGATAAACAATCAAAAGAAAATTTTGAAAATAATAATATATTTGAATATTGTAAAAATAAAGAAGAGTTAGAAAATTATGCTATAAATTTTGATAATGTGTGTGTTGTAAGACCACCAATAGTATATGGATCAAATGATTATACAGGAAGATTTTATGAAAAAGATGGGACTATATATTGGACACATGATAATTCAAAAGTTTTAGCAAATACAAATCTTATATCAGTTAGAAAATTAACTGTATTATTATATAATTATATACAAAAAGATAGCTATGAAAAAATTATATCTGTGAATAGAGAGGGTTTAAGTGTTGTAAAATATAGATATGAATGTAAGATACATCATTACGAATCAAAACTATTAACAATACAAAAATTTAATGAACCATTTAATCATATTATTATAGATAATTTATTTAATGATAATATCTATGCATCATTATGTAATAAATTTTCAATATTTATATCTAAAACAGTTCCATATAAAAATCAAAAAAACGCAACTAGTAATTATGATGCATATATTTATGGTTTGTCTACAAAAGAACTAGTGGATGGCTATGATTTTTTTGCATCAGAAGAATTAAAAAATTTTGTTGAAAAAACTTTTAATATTGTAACAACAAAACACGTTGCACCATCTGTTCATTTTCATAAAAGTCCATCTAAAAGCGGTTTTATTCATAGAGATATGAATATAGTTTCATTTATAAATAGCAATAATAAATTTGTATGTACTGGAGGAACTAATTATACTGACGATACCGAAACTAATCCTGACACAATCAAAGTTATGCGAACAATAGCTATGATATATTATTTTAATAACGATAATAGTTCATACGATGGCGGTGGAACAGGAATATACTCTAGCTATAATGGAGGACTGATAAAAACTATAGAGCCTATTAATAATAGATTATTTATATTTGAAATTACTCATAATTCATATCATGCATTTATAGGATGTGATTATGATAGATCATGTCTTGTTAATTGGTTTCATTCTGGCCCAGCATATTCTGTTAATAGACAATGGAAATATTTTAGAAAAAATCCAAACCTAATAGAAAGATGGCCTTTACCAGATGATAAAATAAAATACTGGTCGATAGAAAATGACCCAGAGTACAATAAGTACTTTAATTTTTCTATAAAAGATCATTTTGGCGTCTTCATATAAATGGTGTATATTAAAAGACAATTATGAATAATAGCAATATAATTATATTAATATTACTAATTTTAAATATTATAAGTTTATTTATCGGATATATTTTAGGCAAAATATCTTCTATTAATACAATAAATATTACAGATAGATACTTATCCAATAATCAGAATTTAAAGAAAAAAGAAGGAATGTCTATGGTCGATATTGATGAAACAAAATTTATTCCAAAAATTATTACTGATAATTTAGAAAAAAAATACGATAAACTAGCAACATCAAAACAATCTACGGAAAATATTACTGATTCTATAAATAAGCTAAAAAATCTAAAAAAATGACTGGAGAAGAAACATGGCTAAAGGCTTAGACGTGGGTACAAGTTTTATTGTTTTAGCAGAGCAGAACGATGAAGGTATTAAGTATACCGATTTTAGAGATGCTTTTTACATTATAAAACCGACAACTCCTGTTGCTACTAAGATGATAGAAAAAGGATTAAACGGTAAAGTATTTATTAAAGATAGTGACAATTCTTTTATTCTCTTAGGAAAAGATGCTATAGAAAAAGCCATAGAAAGAAACGATAGCGCAAAAAGACCTATGTATAAAGGTGTTGTGTCGTCAAAAGAGAAAGAAGCAAAAAAAGTACTAGCTTTTATTCTGAAAGAAGTAGTCGGGAAGGCTTCAGAGTCAGGCGAAAAATTAATATTTTGTAAACCGGCGCAGCCAGTTGATCAAGAAGATGATGATTTTGATGTTGGATATCATGAAGATGTTGTAAAAACAATATTAGCAGAGCAGGGTTATGATGCTAGAGCGATTAATGAAGCAGAAGCTCTATGCTATGCTGGATTAGAAGAAAATGATTATACTGGGATTGGAGTCAGTTGTGGGGCTGGTATGACTAATGTTTGTGTTATGTTAAATGGTGAACCAACAGTAACTTTTAGTACAACCAAATCTGGAGACTGGATTGATCGAATGGTGGCTGTTGCTATAGGCGAACCAGATAGTGTAGTCCAAGCAGAAAAAGAACATGGTTCTTACAGAATAGGTGAGGCTAGTGATAGTCCTGTGCTTCAAGCGGTCTGTTCGTATTATGAAAGATTAATAGATTATACCACTAAACATTTGAGTATAACATTAGTAAACCATAAATCTTTACCAAAATTTAAAGAACCTCTAAAAGTTGTTATCGCTGGCGGCACATCATTAGCAAAAGGATACGTTGAAACATTTCATCAAAAATTAATAGATAATAATTTTCCTGTACCAATTAAAGAAGTTGTTCATGCCAACGATCCTCTTCATGCTGTAGCGAAAGGTTGCTTAATAGCATCTCAAGTACTATAATACTCTCTATAAGGAGTATTAGATGATAATTCCAGAAACTAATATTGTGGCTATTTCTTACGAGCCACAATGGCAAACTCAAGACTATATAGATAGTGTATTTCAGTCTCTAAAGGGTTCTTCAAAAAGAAGCTGGTTTATTGATCATGCTTATCATTGTTTACCATTAGTTATTGGTAATCAATATGGATTTGTAGTAAAATCTTTATATGATTTTGAAGTAATTTGGGATGGAGGAAATGCTGTTGAGTCAGTCAAAGTCAATATATTAACTCCAGAAGAAGAATATAAAAAAACACATAATCTACAATCTATAAAAGCTCATTTCGGAATGGGTACTTTTACAATACAAATGCCATATCAATTAAGAACATCTCCAGGAATTAATTTGATGACAATAAATCCACCAAATTATATTATAGATGGTATATATCATATGACAGGCGTTGTCGAAACCGATAATTTGCGAAGAGATTTTACATATAATCTAAGAATTACAAGACCTAATCATACTATAAAAATAAATAAAGAAGATTATATTGGTTGTATTATACCATATCCAAGACATTTTATAGATAAATATAGCATTGTAGATGCAACAAAAGTATTCGATAATGAAAGCATACAAAAAGAAAGAGAATGCGCTAAAGCTTTTGGTGTTGAAAGATCAACTATTGATCAACAAAAAAAACATAGAAATGGAAAAAGATATTGGAGGGGAGTAGATATTTATGACAATAAATTTTCTGATCATCAAACAGGATTAGATAAATGAGAATAGCTTTATGTCTATCTGGTCAGACTAGAGCATACGAAAAATGTTTCGATAGCCAGTATATTAATATAATTAAACCATATAATTGCGATATTTTTATACATACATGGCTATATAATGGGCTATATCCAAAAACTCCAGACAATTTACATTATTGTAAAGAATATAATATCTCTAATTATGATAAGTATTTAAATGATAATTATCTTATAAATTCAAAATTATTTTCATTATATAGTCCAAAAAAAATTTTAGTAGAATATCCAGATAAAGATTTTTTTATCAATAAATTGTCATCTAATAATAATGTTAAATTTTTTAATGCTATTATGATGTATTATAGTATTTATCAAAGTAATAATCTAAAAAAACAATATGAAATTAATTACGATTTTAAATATGATGTAGTTATACGATGCAGATTTGATTTGTTCTTTGAGCATTTAAAACTTTTGACAGATTATCCTTTGTATTTAGCTCCAAATGAAAATATAGACAAGCCATTTAATAATAATATGAAAAATATTTTGGATACTATCGGCCCTAAATATATGCCAAATGATCAATTCGCCCACGGAACTTCTGAGGCAATGGATTATTATAGTAATATATATGAATCGTATTTATTAAATCAAAATATATTTCCTCAGCATCCAGAAGGGCTAATATCTGAGTATTTATGGAATAGTAACTATATCCCAACTATTAATAATAGTATTCGTATGAAAATTATATCAAAATGATTAAACTTATTATATTTGATTTAGATGGTGTTCTGTTGGACGCAAAACAGATACATTATGATGCTTTGAATGAAGTTTTAGCTGATAGCTATAAAATAACGTGGGACGAGCATATTAGTAAATATGATGGGCTAAAAACAAAAGAAAAATTAAATCTTTTAAGTAAAGAGAAAGATTTGCCAGAACATTTACATAATGAAATTTGGACTAAAAAACAAAACATAACTCATGAAAAATTATCTAACTTAGTACCTAATACTAAACTATTAGATCAGATTACACAATTATCAAAAGCTAATTATAAGATTGCTATTTGTTCTAATTCTATTAGAAAAACAATATATGGAGCTGTATGTAAACTACAAATCATAAAATATATTGATTTAATTATTAGTAATGAAGATGTGGAGAAATCAAAACCATATCCTGAAATGTATTGGAAAGCAATGATCTCTTTTGGCGTTTTGCCTAAAGAGACATTAATAATTGAAGATTCTCCCCACGGTCTACTTGCAGCTAAAAGATCCGGATCTAATATATATAGAGTAAAAAATTCAAATGACCTCAGTAATAGTAATCTATTTCAGATTATAGATTCGTACAACACAAGAAGTAACGATCAGATCATGTGGCAAGATTCTAAATTAAATGTTTTGATACCCATGGCCGGGGCTGGTAGTCGTTTTGAAAAAGCCGGATATACATTTCCTAAACCTCTTATTGATGTTCGTGGAAAGCCGATGATACAAATGATAGTTGAAAATCTGTCATTTGATAGTCCCCATACTTTTATAGTACAAAAATTACATTCTGAGAAATATAATTTAAATAGTCTATTGCCTTTAATTGTTAAAGCTAATAATACTAATATTATCACTGTAGATTCAGTAACAGATGGCGCTGCTTGTACAACTCTGTTGGCTAAAGAATTAATAAATAATGATAATCCTTTGATTATTGCCAACTCTGATCAATATGTTGATTGGAACAGCAGTGAGTTTATGTACAAAATGCAAGAACAAGATGTAGATGCTGGCATATTAACCTTTAAATCTACTCATCCAAAATGGTCTTTTGTTAAAGTGGACGATAAAGGATTTGTAACGGAAGTTGCAGAAAAAAATCCAATATCTGACATAGCAACAGTTGGGATATACTATTGGAAAAAGGGTTCTGATTATGTAAAATATGCAGAGCAAATGATACGAAAAAATAAAAGACATAATAATGAATTTTATGTTTGCCCAGTATTTAATGAGGCTATAGAGGATGGGAAAAAAATAGCAATATTTAATATCGAAGGCATGTGGGGATTAGGAACTCCAGAAGATCTACAATATTTTTTACAAAATCATGATACTAATTTCTCATAGAGGTAATGTAAAAGAAAAGATAGAAGACAAAGAAAATCATCCAGACACTATTAAAAATGTCATATCTCTTGGTTATGACGTTGAAATAGATATTAGATATATTGATAACAATTGGTATCTTGGACATGATGCTCCGCAATACATAATTAAAACCGATTGGCTAATAAAATATTCCAATAAGCTATGGATTCATTGCAAAAATTTACAAGCGTTTAGTCGATGCAATAATCTATATGGTATATTAAATTATTTTTTCCACGAAAATGATAAATATACATTAACGTCTAAACAAATCATTTGGGCATATCCAGGTAGCGAATTGGATAATAATACAATTTGTGTTTTACCAGAACTATTTGATTATCATATAGATATACTGAAACGTAGTCGTGGAATATGTACTGATAATATATTTTTTTATGAAGAGGTGTTACGTGAATGACAAACCAATTATCTTTGAAAATAAAATCATTAAACCAAATACAACTAAGATTATAGATTATATCAATAGTCATCAATC